GTACTCGCTAGGGGGGGCGTCTGGGAAGGGGAGGTTTTGGCTAGGGCTTTCGCTACTGATCTCTCGATCAGCACTTCTAGTTCAGATAGCCGTAATGGGCTCAACAGTACATCATTCATAGCCGACTTTTTTTAGTTTCGGCTACAAATAAAATGGCCTTTTTTCGGTAAAAGACAAGAATTAGCTACCCCTTTTACACTTGGTGTAAAAGGGGTAGCTGGTGTATCTCAATATGTACTTGCCGGGCCAATGAACGAGAAATTATAGTAAGTTGACATTATTGCCTTCGCTCTTTTTACTGTGTCTATTCTCACATCAACTCCAAATGTGTGCTTGGCTATGTACAATACTTCAGAATTGCTCGGTTTTACGTTGTCTATAAAGAACCCCTGTGCGTGAATGTGTTTTATAAGAATAGCAACGGCTGTTTTTGCTCCGGGGGTGTCGTCAATCCATATGTAGGTGCCTAGTTGACAAAAACCTTTCTCAACCAGTAAGCCCATAACTATGGGGTACTTTCTTGGTTCTTCAAACCATTCTATTAAAGCTGCTTCCTTTGTTTCCCTTCTACTAGATGTCGAAGAGTTTTTGCCTTCTTGGTCAGCGCCCTCATGTAGTGGAACGATTACCGAAGGCTCGTCGGTAATAGCTGGAGCCGAATGACGGGTTATTGGCAGGCAACTTATCAAAACAGGCCGTATGTCAGATAGCCAATTTCGTGCTTCACTGATCCAGACAATTACGTTGAAAAAAGATGTCTGGTCGTCAGCAACAGCCTCCACGTCGAACATCCCAGTATAGTAGACTGCCCTCTCCAATTGATTATCCAGCTTATCAAGCGTAGCGATCAACTCGCTAATAAGCTGATGGTAGTCTGACTTTTGCTCCGCTGTAAGTGCACACGGATAGGCGCTTAATTGGTAGGAGAAATCGGGATTTAAGTACAATTCGCTTAATTGGTCTACTGTCTCAGACATGTTCCTATTCGTGAACACGAAAGCACACCATGAATATCGTTTAGGCGGTAGTCGCACTTCTCTTCTCTGCATTTCCGCCAATGACCAACGGGAAAGGTCAGAGAACAACTGAATCAGGTGCTGACCTGTACTGTGCAGTAAGCGGTTGAGACTTGCCCCGTATTCGATTGCGGTCATTGGTTGAGTTGAGGTTTCCGGTTCATAGTTTATTCATAAGTTGAGTATCATAGCAACGAGTCGAAGGCGTCGTCTATGATCTCGCTGGCGAACGAGTCCAGGTAAATAGCCGTCACGGCTTCTGATTTGTGGCCCATCGCTTGACTGATCACCGCCGTAGTGGTTCCCGCCTTCCGAAGTGCCGTGGCGAAGCTGTGCCGGGCTACGTAAGTGGTTAGTGGTGTGTTGATCCCCGCGCGCTCCCCCAACGTCTTCAGGTCCCGGTTGACCTGTCCGAGCACTTTATTGAGCCGGTTGTTGATCTGCGTTTCGCTCTGATGCTGTCGGGTGTTCAGGATTGGAAACAGGTAACCATCCGGCCCGCTACCCGTTTCGGCTCTGTACTCATCGATGATGGCCGCTGCCGTCGGCAGTAGTTTGAGCGAAAACCGCCCACCGGTTTTCTGTCGAATATAGGTCAGCCGGGTGTTTCCGTCACCGTCAGTAGCCAGGCTCGACCAGCGCAACTTGGCCAGGTCGACGAAGTTGATGCCCCCGACGTAGAAACTGAACAGGAATACGTTCTTGGCCAGCGTCAGCCGTTCGACTTCGGCCCTGTTCTTCTGATTGGCGATTGCTTTTGCGTTGCGAAAGCCGGGAAACTCATCGGGCGTGTAGATGCCCACTGGTACGTAGTTCTCCACCTGCCGTACCTCGTCCCGGCTGATGGCTCGCTTCTGGGTCGACGTGTCGAACTTACCAATGCTGAATTTGTGCTTCTCGGCTACGTTCCTGGCGAACGGGTAGGTGTCGGGTTTGGCGTATCCGTTGGCGATTGCCCGGTTCAAGACGGCCCGCAACGTTCTGAATCGGTTGCTCATCGTGTTGTCGGTTGCCCTAGTTGTGCGCAGTGTCTGTTCCCATTCGGTACAGAACGAAACCGTTACTTTGTCGAATGGCACATCCTGCATGCTGTACTCATCCTTGATGAATTTGGCGAGCTGGTTTCGCAAATCACGGTATACGTTACTGTTACCCGCCTGACGGGCGTTCGCCATTGCTTCGACTACAGTATCAACGTAAGCTAGTAGCGTAGTCCTGCGGGTCTGTTTTCGCCCCTCTACGGCCTGACTGGCGACGGTAGCCGCGTCGTGTTGCTCGTCAGCATCGGCTAGCGCGTTAGCGGTCGTCTCGTAGCGGTCGACCAGCTTCTTTAACTGGCTCTGTAACTCTCGTTTCAGATTGTCGGGATAACTGCGCCGGATTGCCTGTTTACCCTCATCCCAATACTTGGGGTGCAGAGTCAGGCCTGTGGCGACATACTTGCGCTTTCGCTGTTTGGTGATGCAGATAAAAAAAGGGCACGTACCGTCTTTTTGGACGTCGGAAGCGCGGTATACCATCCGCACCGTTGCGCGGGCTTCTTTGTGGTCGGTTGACTGGGCCATATGGGATAGCTAGGCAGGCGTGATAGGCAGTAGGTCGGGACTCCTAACACGTTTACTAACACAAAGCTAACACAACAACCAGAAATGACAAGAACTAACTACAAATCTTACAATACGTAAAATACTGTTATTCAGTACACTATAAGACTGATAATAAATAATCGGTAGTATGGTCTCTGTGCTTTGGGAGCAGGAGGTCGTAGGTTCGAATCCTGCCACCCCGACTACAGAAAACCCGCAAATCAGCCTGATTTGCGGGTTTTTCTTTTGATGCCGGGTGTGTTGGCAGTTTATTGGCAGTTATTGGCAGCAAAAAAGCAGGTGAAGCAGGGTAATAAGAATGAATTTTCGTACACCCCAGCGCGACTTGTCGAGTCGGAAACCGAGCCGTATGTAGTGTACTATATATGGCATGTTCAGAAGAAACAACGAGTCAGAAAACGGGTCAAACTGATCGGGGCTACGCCCGAAGCTAAACGTAAGGATGCTGCTGAAGTAATCAAAGAGATTAACCGGGGGCTACGTGACGGCTGGCATATTGACGAGACTGCTCCACCCGAGCCGAAAGAAGAACCAAAGATGGTTCAACTAGTAGCTGAACCAGTGCTGACCTTCGTAGTAGCAGCCACTATTTACAAGCAGGTTAAGAGTAGGGAACTTCGTGAAGACACGACGATGGGACTGTACGATCTGTACCTACGACATTTCACTGACTTCCTGAAGACCAAAAAGCAAGAGCAGATTCGGCTAAAAGATATCAAACCGAAACTGGCGTTTGAATTCTTCGACTCGGTGAAAACTGGTGGGCGGTTCTACAACAATATGCTGGGCTTTTACAAGTCATTTGCCACCTTCTTCATTGATCGGGAAGACCTGCAAGCAAATCCATTCAGTAAATTGAAGAATGTACGGGTTGATGAGTCCGATGATCACCGACCATTCAACGCGGATCAGACAAAGGAACTGCGGGCCGCCATAGTGGATTCGGGTAACGATCAACTTTGGCTGTTCTGTCAGTTTATCTACTTCCTGTTCCTGCGCCCTGGAAAGGAATTACGGTATCTGAGGGTAGGGGATATCTTAGAGAAGCGGGTAAAGGTTGTTTCTGGGACAGCGAAGAATCGAAAGACAGGCTATGTTGACATTCCGGCGGCTCTTGAAGTGGCTATCCAGAAGCATCGGCTACGTAACTACCGCCCGACGGATTACGTATTTACTATCAATGGCCATCCAGGGCCGGAGCCAGTGGGAGTGAACTACTTTTATAAACGGCACCGGGCAGTACTGGAGACGCTGAATCTGTTTGGTCTGGATTACGATCTGTACAGTTGGAAGCCTACTGGAGCGGTGGCGTTGTATCGAGCCACAAAAGACATCCTGCTTGTACAGCGACACTGCCGGCATAGCACTCCAGACCAGACGTACACCTATTTGCGAAAAGCAGGGCTAGTGTTTGAAGGGCAAGATATGAGTAACTTCCCCGCCATTTGGGATTAACGTTCTAACAGGATAAATATATAAGGGGATGTCAGGTAAGAAAGACGAAGATAATACAGATGAGAAAATAGAGAGTGAGAAGCCGAAGACATGCTTCGTAATAATGCCTATTTCCGATAATGACGACTATGAGTCAGGTCATTTTAGGAGAGTATATGAGTATATTATACAGCCAGCGTGCCGTAAAGCTGGTTTTGAACCGTTGCGAGCCGACGAAATGGCGATCTGTGATCTTAGTTCACGCAACCCTAATGTACTGTACGAGTTAGGTATTAGGCAGTCATTTGATCTGCCAGTGACGTTGATCAAAGACGATGTAACACCTAGAATATTTGATATACAAGGTTTTCGCGATGTCTTCTACCATAGCAATCTGCGAATTGACGAAGTCAATAAAGCTGTTAATGAGTTGGCAGATGCAATAGAAGAGACATATAACAACAAAGGAAAAGAAGTCAACTCGATAGTTGAGTTGCTTGGTATTAGTAAAGCCGCCGTCAAAGATCCCATTGATATCTCCCCAGAAAGCAGTGTGCTGCTTGAGGCTATTCAGCAGCTAAGATCAGATGTTATAATTAATCGTAAGAACAACTCGCCTACAGTCGTTACGAAAAGTGTATTCAAATCCTATGATAATGGTCCGATGCCGGCTATGCTACTTCGTAATGGTGAGATTGTAAATCCTGGTGATAGAATAGAACATCCTGCACACGGTCGAGGGACGATAATTTTTATACCATCCAACTCTGAAGACGGAATGATAATTAAATTCGATGATCCTGCGATAGGTAGATATAAGACTGGTTTATATGAACCGCTGAAACTAGCCCCTAAAGAGTAATTTGAAAATATAATGTACTTTTTGAATTTCAGCGGCTCGTTAGTTGCTTTAGCGTTTTGCTAACGATTCTGTGCTTATTCTCATAACATAAGATTGGTTATACAACACCCCTCGGAATCGTCCTACGGTTGGTCGATTTCGAGGGGTGTTTTTTTGTTGTACTTTTTTGCGATCAAGCCCGGCACAGCTGCAACTCGGTCGGTACAATCTTGCTGTTGTTGGTCAGCTGCGCTTTGATCGAACCGACGATGTAGTTGACCCCCTTGATGTGGACTTTCCGGCGAAACGAGAACAGTGCCAGATCAGCCGGTGTCAGCGACACGATCTTGGTCAGATTGAAGGTGTCGCCCCTGAACGTTTCAAACTGACGATACCCCACGTCGACCAGGTTATTCGCCCCGCGCCAATACAGTGACCGCGCCCCACTCGTGGCCGTGGCCAACGGTACGCCATTTTGCACACCATTCCAGAATAACAGTTTCGGACTAGGAGCATTCTTGTTGTCATTGTTGGCGGTGGTGATCCCGGCCTGTTGGGTCATCGCCCGCCCGGTCGCGGGGTCGGTCAACAGCGTCGATACGCGCGACTTGATCGGGAGCAGGCCACCACCCTGGTTAACGGTGGTTTCGGCAGTCTGGTAGATATCCATTTGCGCCGGTACCGGTTTCATCAGCCCATCGTTGCTGTCGAGTTCATAGCCTAACTCCAGCCGGTTGACAAGTTCGGGATTCTTCTTATGGGTGGGGTTGGCCTTGTCCGTCCAATCCACCACGTCGCCAGTGGCCAGTATCTTATCGGCAAAATCCATCGTGACCACTTTCCGCGACAGGTCGAACTCCAGATACAGATTGAACAACCGGCGCAGGTCGATGATCAGCTGCGGCATGGTCAGGCCAGGTACGTGGTTTTTGGCGCTGATGGTGGTTTGCTCATCTAACCCGTACAGGTTGAACAGAATCAATCGCTGCAAATCGGCATCTTTCCAAAAATCCCCGACGAAGCTCCACCCGGTCAGCGCCGAAAATTGGCCGACGATCCAGCGAAGAAACGGCATCGGTACCCGAGCAACCATGTTGTAACTGTTAGCCGAGTACTCGTTCACCAGCCCGTTAAACATCGGTACCCCCTGATTGCCATAGAACGCAGGATTCTGAATAGTGGGGTAACAGTAGCGGTCGGTCAGGTGATTGGCTGCGGCCACCGGCTGAGCCACCACCGCTTCACGGCCCAGGCTCAGCTGGGAGAGGGGCACCTGCTGATAGTCGCCAAAAATCTCGTTGAGGTCCTGGGTGAAGTAGAGCGAAAAACCGGGCGCGTCCACGTCCTGTACCATCACGTAGCCATCTTCGACGCGCTGGCCACCGACGTATTTTTCACACCGAAACCGGCGGGATTTATAGCCTACCTGATCCTGATAGAAGTAGCCGAGTAAGCGCCGGTTGATGGGGGTGTCGGGCAGGTTGAACCCGTAGACCCGCGAACCTTGCACCTTCTCGAAGTCCAGCAGGGGGTTGAAGCGTTCCAACACTAAACTGGTGGTGGGGAGTAGGTCTGCCGACTCCCCATCGATGCGAATATCAATCATTACTTAAAGTCGGATTTGTTGGCGATCACGTCGATCTGGTTGAAGACATTGACAAAGGTTTGTACACTCAGGTCTTTGGCCGCAATCTGACCCAACAGGCCCGTCTGTGCGCCTTGCTCGTTGCGGCTCGATACCAGAATGTCCTGCACCGATTGTAGTTCGGTCTTGTTCGACTGTGCCAGGTTGCCCAGGTCGCTGTGGGTGGCGTCGCGCAGTCGCTCCAGCTGATCCCGCAGGATGTCTTGCAGGGTGGTAAAATTCTTCGCGTTGTCCTGACGCTGTACAAGGGCTTGCAGGGCATTCGCCAGCGTCATGCTGTTCAGGTTGGTAGCGACGTTGGTATCCAGCAAGCTCAGTTCACGCTCCAGCGTATCGATCAACAGTTGGGCATCATCGTGGCTGCTCAGCTGGAACTCGCTCAGGTCAGTATGCACCAGGGTACCCAATGCCGTCAGGTCGGTATGCATCAGTTTGCCCAACGTATCGAAACCGGTCTGGGTCGTTTTGGCCAGCGTCGACGCGTTCAGGTTGTTGCCCAGGTTCATGATACCCAGGCCCAGCATCAGCGAGTTGCGCAGGGCAACGAGTTCCTGTTGAATTTCGGTACCCTGTACCTGCGAGTCGACCCGGCTGGCGTTCTGAAGGGCCGTTAGCTTGGTATCGATCAGCAACATCAACTGCCCCATTCCCAGCGCACTGGCGAATTGCATACCGGTCAGGCTCGTCTTGATCTCCGACCGCAGGTTGCTCAGTTGCGTTCCCAGGGCCTGCACCAACGAATCTGAGTCAGTGCGCTGCTGGGTCTGCATGGCGGTCAGGGTCAGGTTGATCTTGTCAATGCCCGTAGCGGTCGCCAACGTGTTCTTCACGATGGCCTCCATTGTGGCCTGCGACTTCTCAATCTGCGCCTGGGTATTGGCGTCGATGCTGCTGGCGGAGTCGCCACTGTAACCACCCGTATCGGTCGATCCACTATCGCCCCCGCCACTGTTGCCGTCTGAACTTCCCCCGCCCACATCACCGTCATTAATCTGGTCCATCCAGCCGCCGTCCGCGAACATGACCCCGCCTTTGCGGTACGCCTTCAGGTAATTGCCCGGTCCGGCGTCCCGGTAGCTGCCCCCTTCGCCAAATAGACCGCCATTGCGGTAGATCGGTGCGCCATTGCGGTGCAGACTGGAGTGCAGCAGTCGGTCGATCACTTGGCCGTTGTTGGCGTAGGTATTCCGGCTCAACACCATGATCGGCTCGCCCCCCTCCATCTCGGCCACTTCCTGACCTGTATCGCGCCGGGTGATGCTCAGGCCCGACTCCCCGTAGCGGCTACCATGACGGGGGCCATCCGGAACCCCACCATTCTGCACCATACCACCCCGTGCCAGGCTGGGCGGCTGCTGGGCTTTGATCATCGCAATCTGAATACCGGTCGTGACGGCGGCACCGGCTACGGCGAACAGACCCAGTGGCCAGCCTAACGTGGCCAGCGACTTCAGCGCGGCCTGTGCCCCGTTGATCACGGCCATCGCAATGTCTAACTTTTGCTGACGACGGAAGGCGTCGAGTTGCGCCTGTTTGGTTTTGGTGTCAGCTTCTTTATTGATCCGCTCAACGCCTTTTTCGTACTCATCTTTGTTAATCAGCCCCTTATCATACTTCTCTTTCCAACTGGCAAGCTGGCTGGTTTTCTCCTTATTGATGTTAGCAATCTCTTTGTCGAGCTTCAATTGAGAAAGCTTCATCAGGGCCTGGGTTGCCATCACCGCATAGCCGCCAATCTCGTCGATTGTCTCAATCTGCTTTTTCTGGCTTTCGCTCAGCTGCTTACCTTCAGCCGCCTGCTTCTTGGCCAGAATGTCAGTGAACGCGGTGAAATCCCCATCCATCATGGCTTTGATCGCCGAGAAAAACGACTGCCGCCGGGCGCGTCGACGCTCGGTATCTTCCTGATCGATCTGGTTCGTCTCATTCGTATGCTGAATGATTACCGACTTGACATCCGCCAGATACCGATCATTGATCGCCTTCTGAGCCGCTGTCTTCTGCTCCTGACTCATGTTGGATTGAGCAATACGCTCCATCTCATCATCGCGCTCTTGGCGCAGTCGCATCCGGAAGTGGTCATACTCCGTATCAAGGCGGGTTTTCTTGATCTGGAGCAGGCGCTGCGCGTTGGATCCCGCTTCTAATTCATCCCGATTCAGAGCGGCTAATTTGGCCGAATGCTCCGTTTCCCGAAGGGTGTTATTAGCTTCCTGCTCCCGCCGGCGGAACTCGGCGTTGACCTGCTCCGTGTCGCGGGTCAGGTTATCGTTTATTTGCTTAAACAAGCGGGCACGCTCCGTCTGATCGGTGACGTCCTTCACGACCTGCGCGCGCTGAGCGGTGGCTACATCTTCGAGTTTTTGCAGCTTATCCGCTTTTTCATCGCCCGACAATTTGATCTTCAGATCAAGTACACGCTTCGCTGTCTCCGCTTCCTCCTTCTCGTGTTTTGTCCGATGATCAGTTTCGGCCTTGTCGATGTCGCGGGCCAGCTGCTCATTCAGTGCCTTCACCCACACGGCCTGCACCGATTGACTGGCCTTGCTGGTGGCAATAGCGGCTACCTCATTGTCGTGTTTAAGCTGGAGCTTTGCCTTGTCCCGTTCCAGATCATCCTTAATGGCCGCTACCTGCATTTCAGCCACTTTTTTCAGGGCATCGGCATCCGCTTTGACCTTCTCATCGGCCTCTTTTTTGGCGGCTTCTGCCGCTTTCTTGGCTTCCGCATCCCGGTGTTTTTCGGCCTGAGCCGCTTTCTTATCGAGGGCTTTCTGGTCCGATGCGGTAACGATGTCGGCCATCTCGCCAGCAGCCTTCGTTTCAGCCGTTTTCTTTTTGTCAAGCCCCTGCTGGTGACTGGCCAACTGTTTGGGTTGATCTTCATTCAGCTTATCGGTGTAACCCCTATTGAAGGCATCGCCAATGAGCCCGGCGGCTGATTTGACTTTGCCGACAATTTCATCGACGTGCAGGAAATTACTGATGGTGCTGCCAATCGACTTGATCTTGGTGATGCCCGTATCGATCAGGCTCCAGAAGTTGTTTAGGGCGGTACGAACCGGCTCTAGGGCGGTGCTGATGCGTGATAGCCCACCACTGACGAACTGCCCTGCAGCAGTGGTCAGGTCGCCCAACCACTCAACGCCTTCCTTCACCAGTCCCCAGGTGGTTTTTAGCCAACCACTGACGGTTTCCAGTGCGGGGCGTAGTGGCTCCAACCCTTTCTGAATCCAGCCGACCACCTTTTCTGTCAGGTCGCCAATCAGCACAACGCCGGTTTTTATCACCTCCCAGGTACCACCGATGACACCGCGTAGGGTGGTGCTGTTGTTGTACAGCGCCGTGAAGCCGGCCACGAGTAGGGCTACCGCCGTTACCACCAGGGCAATCGGGTTGGCAGTCATGGCCGTATTGAGCAGCCATTGGGCCGCCGTCGCTGAATTAGTCCATACTAACCGTGCTTTCTCCTGAGCCGCGTGAGCAATGCTGGTAGCGGTGGCGACGATCAGGCTACTATTAAACGACAGAACGGCCACACCGAGGGCGGCAAAGCTGGTCCGGTTCTCACTGACAAATTCAGGTATTGCCCGAATGATGTTGACGAACGTAACGATACCGCGCGTTCCCAGGGTAATCGCCGGTAGCAGAGCCTGTCCGACTTCAGTAGCGATCAGCGCAAGTGCTTTCTGCGACTTCTCGTACTGGGCAGCTGCATTTTCGTTAACCGTGTTGAACTCCTTTTGCAGGCTCGTCCCTTCAGCCATCGCTTTGCTGGCAAGCTCCTGCTTCTCACGTACCATGTCGGTCTGATCCTTCATCAGCGACATGACCTTGGTAGCTTCCTGCGATTTTATGCCTAGGTCATACAGGCGCGTGGCTAGTTGATCAGCGGGTACGTTCTTCAGACTTTCAGCCAGGCGTAGCAGGAACTCGTTCGGATTGGTATTGATGAGTTTCTTCATCTCCGCATCCGATACGCCAATTTGTTGCGCGAACGTAGCGGTATCCTTCGCGGCTGTCAGCAGGATATTTGACAGACCACCGGCAGAAATCTCGGCCGACAAACCGAGTTCCTGAAAAGCGGCTCCCAATCCCATCGTTTGGCTGATCTGCGGGGAAAGGTCGCCTAGTTGACCCATCCGGCTAGTAAATTCAGCAATGACGGGGCCGGTGGCTGAACCGGCTGCACCCAGTTCATTGATGGCTGAACCGATCTGATTGATGGCTTCGCCCGCCTGAAGGTCTTTCGTTTCTTTGAACAGTTTTTGTAAACCGCCCAGCTTACTGGAGACTTCTTCGGCACCACCGGAAAATTCGTCACCCAGCGCAACATTGGCCATGTCGACGGATTTGACGAAGCCTAGCAGTTCCGTGTTGGCTACGCCTAACTGCCCACCGATTTGGGCAATATCCATCAGGCTTTCTTTGGTCGAGCGAGTGTCGATCTTATCCAAGTCCTCACTCAGTCCCAACACTTCATCTCGGCTCTGCCCCGTCGCTTTGGCCACCCCCGACATGGCGTCTTCCAGTTCGAGTGCGTTCTTGATGCCGCCCTGCACGAAGCTGAATGCCCGTTGAATGACCTCGACGGCCCCGAAGCCAGCCATAAACTCGGTAGCCGCGTTTTTGGCCCGCTCCCAGAGCGTAGGCTGCTTTCCGATCTCGACATTGACAGCCCTGGTGTCTTCACGGTGTTTAGCCAGTACCGTATTGACCTCCTGCATCTCAGCCGCCTTCTTGATGTAGGCATCGGTACCAGGCGTCAACTTGTCAATCTCACTGGCTAACTGACGGTAATAACCTCGCAGTTGCTGCACGGTCATGCCCGATACACCCATTTCCTCACGGACCTGCTTGATGCTGGCTTCGAGTTCTTTAATGAGCGTCTTATTCTCAGCCCATTCTTTGGTGCCCTTCTCAGTGTCTTTCTGAGCCTGTTTAACATCGAGCAGCCTTTGTTCAAGCTCACTCAGCTGATTGATGACGGGCTTACCATCAAACTTGAGTGTAAATACTGCTTCCTCTTTGAGTTGCATAAAGCTGGTGGATTATACCAGCAGCGAAAGAATACATCAGAAAAGCGACTAAATAGGACAAAAAAAGCCCCGACCTAATCAGATCGGGGCGGGGTGCGACGGGACGCGAGTGCTATCATTCACACTCACTCATGCCGTATACGTTGATTTCGGTGCGAATCGAATCGGGAAGGTTGTGCTTAATACAATACCCATTCCACTCCTGTTCGCGCATGAATTCGATGCGTTTATCCTTATCAGCTGCATTCAACGCTGGCTGATTAGTTTCAACAAAATGACGTGTTTCGTTCTCCATGTTGCCTATCCAGTGGTAGGCATCGCACAACTCTAAATCATGAGCTTGTAGCGTTGATTTCAGTTCTGCCAGCTGATCCTTATCGGTACCCACCTCCGTCTGATCGACTAAAGGTTTTTGTGGACCAGATAAATAACCAATAAGAGCTAGTAACAACAGTCCACCAACTGTTACGCCCGCAATCCAAATTAGAACTCGTTTCATACACACAGTTTTTGTTATCAAACATACATAGAATGACAACAAAAATGCCCGATAACAGCGCCATCGGGCATTCTCCAACTAAACTAACCCAAACTTTTATGACTCCAGTTGACCCTTCAGGGCCTGCAAAATTGGCTGCGGTAGCGCGTCGATAATACGGTAACCGGCTTCGTAAACTAGCTTACCTCGTGTCGAATTGTAGAAGGCCGAGCGTTTGTAATGCCGAATTTTGGCCACAAAGATTCGGGAACTGGCAATGCCCCAGGCAATGCGGTTGATGGCTCGTTTGTCGGGGATATGCAGCACCCGGTATTTAGCGTTGAGCAGGTAGCCCGGCACATATTTGAAATTCTCCAGCCCAACTTTCTCTACAAAGTCCTCCATCACTTCAATGGGAGGCATCTTTTCGTAGAGCAACTGACGCATATCCTTAAATCGACCGTAGCCAGCGAAGCCAATCGCAAACTCCGCATAGAGTTCTCGGCCGACAACGACGGACTGGTGATGCAGCGAGTTGAGCAGATCGCCCGTCAGGACCACGCCCGCCTTTTGCAGCTTGCGTTGCATAACCAGTGTGGCTTCGGCTACCAGGTTGCCAACAACTTCGGTGGCGACCTGCTCAAATTGGTCTTGGGTAAGTGTTAGTGCGCCCATCAGACATCGGTAAGTTGAACGTAAATACGATCACCCGCTGCCAGCGTGTAAATCGGTGCGTTGTAGTCGGTGGCCACTAGGTACGTCAGCTCGTAGCCGTCGCCGTTCATGGTCAGCGTTAGGTCGCGGATCACGGCGCCGTTCACCCACACCCGTACCCGCACCTGCTTACCAGCTGTGCCGTAAACGAATATCAACCAACCCGGCATATCGCCACCGATCGGAAAATCCATATCGCGCGAAAACTGCGGGTAGATGTAGCTGCCACCCTGCCCCTGCACGTTCCAGCTGTCGCCCATCGCGGGGGCACCACTGTAATAGATGGTGTTGCGGTTTGGCTGGCTGGTACGGAAATGCCAGGTATTGGCGGGGCCGGAGTAGCTGTACAGGGCCGGGTTGAGCAGACACGAGCCGTTCACGTCCGCATACGCCTGAGTGTCCATCGTAGCCAGGGCGGTACTGACCCGGCTCGCCAGCTGATCAGCGGTTTCACCCCCGTACATACCCGCCGGAATCGTCAACGTGGCGACGGTGGCTTCCTGATCGGCACCACAGTTCGACCGTTTGAACGAGCCGGATTGACTGATCAGCGCGTTGGTGAACGGGGTGCTGTTACACTGACTGGCGAGCACCGGCGGCACGTAGCCTTCGGTGCCGGGCGTGTTGGCCTTCGAGCGCAGGGGTTTGACCAGCGTGTTGTCATCCGCGTAGCGCAGTTCGAGCCGGGCCGCCCCCAGGTAGCCTGTCCGGATGCCGTTATCGTTGATGATGCAAAAATTGGCGGTTGGTACCCAGCGCGTCGGGCGGGACGGAAGAGTAGGCGCGGAAGGCAGATTGGAGTAAGCCACCTCGTTCTTAGCGAAGCGGAACGTTAGCAGTCGACCGGCCAGGTCTTCATCGTCCTGCCGTAGGCTCAGGGTGCTGTCGCCACTGGTGGGCAGGGTCAGGGCCACAAAGCCTTCCTGCGTGACTACGTACACTTCTTCCGACAGCATAATCTCGCTCAGGTAATCCAGGCTATCGCCGTCGCGCAGGCCGGTGGCCACCGTGATGGTACGCTCTCCGGAGCGGCCCAGCTTCAGCAACTCGGCAGTGGTGGGCAGGTAGTTGGGGGGCAGACTCCGTTGCACGTCGGTACCCCGCACGGTTAGGCTCCTAGCGGTTTGGCCGGTACAACGCAGGGTATCGTAGCCACCCAGCGAGTTGGCAAACACCAGGTACAACAGATTGGCGTGGTAGTCCCGACTCACGTAGTAGGTCCGCACCTCGCTAACGCGCTGGTTCGATTCGTTGCTCAGCCACAATTTGTAACTGTGTACCAGCTTCCCCTGGCTTGCTTCGCGGGCGGGTAGGCCCAACGCGGTAAAGCCCACCGGAATGCTGTAGGCCGTATACTGGCTGACCGTCGTCATGCGCTGAGCCGTCATGGCGTCATACGTCCCGTCCTGGTAATAGATATCCACCCGTAGCCGCAACTCCTGCGGTTTGGGCAGGCAGTTGACCAGGTAGTATAAAAACTCTGGTTGGGCCACATCGACCCACTTTTCAGTGGGTTGCCAGGTGAGAAACTGACGGCTTTGGCTCAAGGCGACGGTGAAAAAAGCATCCCGCCAGCCTGCCGATTGCTCGACCGACAACGCCCCTTTCATCACGTATTCGATAGCCAACGTTTTGTCGGTACCGGCCACGAGTACGTCATTGTTTTTGACGCTGGTACTGACCAGAAACGGGCTGATCATATCGCCACAGGTCACGATACCGGTCTGGTTCGGTGTCGGTGGGGTGCGCTTCAGGCTGTCATCGAGGTAGATGCCCACGTCGAACTGCGCACCCGGATACACGTCAGCGCCCAATTCTGAGCGTTTGGGCGTCTCCCGACCCCGCAGGGTGATAATGTCGACGAATACACCGGAGCCGTAGGCCAGTGGTTTTTTCAACGTCAAATTATAGAGCAGCTTACTGCGGTCGGCTACCAGATCGGGCGATACGGCGTCGATGCCGTAGCCAATGGGGTTAGCCGATAACCGCAGGGGCAAAAATTGTAGGGTATCCAGTAATTTATCCATTCGGGTAAAGCAGGGTATTGACTGGTATGGTGATGTCGACGTCGATGTAATAGCCGGCCAGATTGACGTTGGCCAGCAACCCGATCGGAAACATGCGCTCCGCCGGCGTAATGCTGAACTCGTAGGCTTCACCCGCTTCCTGCAGTTCCTGCTGGCTGGCTTCCTCTTCAATGCGTAGTTTGCCGATCAGTTTGAGCAGGATCTTCTGGGTAAAGTCGCGGGTTAGCAGATCGGCCCGCGCGCTGGTGTCGTCGGGCTTCATGGCGACGGTCATCGAACACAGAAACGTTAGGCTCTCCAGCCCGGCCTGATTGCCTTTCTGGTGGGCTTCGGCTACCTGAAAGAACAGGGTACAGCCTGCGTAATCGTTGGTATAGTAGGCTGAAATCTCATCGACCGCTTTTTCCCCGTTGGAGAGGGCCAAAAAATGCTCGATGCCTTCGGTATCAGTAGCCAGCTGCTCAAAAAAGTCAGTCAGGCTAATAAGGTCGGTAATCATGGGTAGACAGAATTAAGTTTGTTGCAGCAGCTGCGATATCGCCCCGGGGCTTACCCGATCGCAGAATGATCTACTGAATAGGAGAGGTATTTTGATTGCGTTCCGCTTGCTCCTGGGCATCCAGCATGTCGTCAAGCAGGGCCGCAAACAACAGCGGGGCCGAGGTGGTGCTGACCTTCTCGAAGTCGCCAAAATGCCCCTCCTTCGCCACGTTCTTGAGCAGCATCAGCCAGCCCCGACCGTCGCCGTAGCGGGGTTGCTTATCGGCTCCAAACAACTCACCATGATTGGCCAGGAACTCGTTGTTCATCCGCTCGAAATAATCCAGTACGATGAGCTTCTTCGACAGGTCGAGATCAACTAGCCGGTCGGCTTCGTTAATCATCAGCGCTTCGCTGAAGGGTACGCGCACGTCGCCACTCCAGTCGGCCCGGCTGCGCTGCTTACGCCAATCGTCGCGTCGAGTGCGGCAGAGTGTGGCCACCAATTTGTCGAGGGCTTTCCCTTTTTCAGCGGTGGCCGTTGCCTGATCAGCATCAGCGTCGATGGGAGCCGCGAACTCCAGATACATCATATTGGCAAAGCACAACTCCTGCGCGGTCGTATCGGCGTAGCCATCGGCGGGCAAGTGGTAGTTGCGGCCCTTGTGGGCAAAACTGGTAATGGGGGGCTTGCCGGTGGGTCGGCTAGTAAATAGCCAGGCGAACTGCTGCCGCAGCTGGCCCCACTGCCAGGGGGACAATACCAGGGCGGCCCACTTCTTATGACTCATGCCCAGCCATACCCGGCAGGCTGCCGCCTGGTGGTCGACGGTGTCAAAGGTGCCGTCTGCCTTCAGGCGGGGGCACATGATCAGCTGCTCGTACTGCTCGGGAGTCAACTCACGCCAGTTCTCTGGAGCGTTATACCGTTTGGTACCAAATTCAATTGTTTTCATCGGGTCGAAGAGCTTTCGCCAAGTATTTGTAGATCAGAGCTTGTGCGTCTTTTTTCTTAACGCCGACGGACGTCATCCAGCTGAGGGTAAAATCGTCGGGTGGAAAGCCGGGCTGCTGCCACGTGTGAGGATGAATTTTTACGTAGGAAATCAGTGCATCCAGTTGTTTATACATGATGCGCCTATCAAAACGTGCAGTCTCCAGTTCAGCTGCTAAATGATTGGCTCGTTGGCACTGTTGCCAGGCAATGATGGCCATAACAACAAACAGAGCGATCAGTACGACGATGAAGCCAGCGATAATATCCATTACTGGCAGGTCAAAAAGAGTATCCATTAGCGGGGTTTGTCTAGTCCGAGGTCTTTACGCATCTCGTCGCGGTTCTCCAGGCGGTGTACTCGCCGATCTACATCGTCGATCTTCTCCAGCTTCTTCTGGACGAACTGCCAAAAGAAAGCGGCCAGGCCGAACGAAACGGCCTGGCCTGCCAGTGTGGTAAGAATGTTGGTCAGTGTTTGTGACATCAGGCCAGGCGTTTGAATTTATCGAAAGCCAAAGCTAGTCGCCCCTTGTAGACGGGGTTAGGACAAAACCGTTTACAGATATGAGCCAGGTACGCCCGTCGATTTGTGAGCCGATACTTGGCGATACTGGCGGCTTCGTAGGCCGCATAATCGGCTACTGACTGCTGTTCGGATGCGTATTGACAGTAGCCCCCACTGGATATACTACGAGCAAACCCCCGTTTGTTTTTCTTCATGCCGAACAGGTTACGGCCCTTCGGCGGTCGGTACCAGTAGCCGGTTTCGACCGCCGAGATAGCCCACGCCACGTCGGGATAGGCCAGCCCCTCCGTCCGGATCAGAAGCCAGTAACGATGATGGACCGCACTTTCAGGGTCACGTAGGCGACGGCTGCGGCCCGAACCAGCCAGTTCTCCCACCGTGCTGCGCGCAACTTCTTCCGGCAGGCGGCCAACTGCACCTGCGTTTGGGCGGTCTGATCCCGATTGGCCTGCCCTGACTGGTTTAGTTTGGTAATCGTAGTCGACTGCTCCGAAATGATCTCGCCCTGTTGTGCCAATAGCGTATTCTTGGCTTTCACCACGCCGTATAGGTATTGTAGGTCGGCTCGATCTTTCAGCACCTGCCGTGCGCCCTCCTCGGTTAACCGAATCGGCTTTGTCTCCAGGCGGGCCACTGGTGCCCCGCGTAGGCTGTCGATTGTTGTACTGCTGGTCGATTTCCCGCTGCAAGGCATCGCCAGAGAGTGAGTCAATATGCCGATGCCGACGAGTACGCTTACCCTGTAATTTGCGAAGTTCTTCATCGTGGTTCTGCTGCTGTTGGTAGTAGCGAAGATTGAGTTTGCCCTGGCCCAACCAGGTCTTGTAATACTCGGTTGAATCCAGCGTCCACACGTGATCAGGATGGGCGGCTTTGTAGGTGAGGTAGCCACCGAGCCCGGCGACCAGCAGCTGCGCCACAATGGCGACCACCAGTAACCAGGCAGGGAGCGTAAACGATTGCTTCATAAGTCGGTGTTTAAGATTCCGGAATCATTCGGATCGCGTTCCGCACGTAGGCTTTGGGGCGGGGGATATTGACGTACACGCCCTGGATGCTGTTACCCGCCGTCGTGTTACCGCCGGTCGCGTAGAATATCCGGATGCGGGGATCGAGTGGCCAGTGCTGCACGAACTCGACGTGGCTCCAGGTGCGATACGTCACGATGTCCGCCGGTAGCAGGGTCTGCCCCGTCACCCGCTGTTTCTTCAGCGCGTTGTAGCTGGCCACCGCTGCCAGGTTCATCCCCTTGGGGGTGGGTACCTGGCAGGTTTTGAGTACCCACCCCACAAACGCCCCGCACCAGGGCTTGGCACCCGCTGCAATGCGCTCCGGATGCGTCCAACCAATCGCTTTGAAGTACACGTTGATCATCGGGTGATCGTTGCGGTTGGTCTTCTCCTTGACGTGCGCCTGCGATTCGGCGGTTTGAATGACACATAGCCGTTTGGCGTTAAGCGAGTCTAGGCGTACAGTGCCTGGTAGAAGCTGGCAAACAGCTGCATGAACGTGTAGAACAAGCCCAATAAGGAGAGCAGAACGGCCCAGGCGGGCGCTTCGTTGAGTAGTGATTCCAGCGACCGCTCGGAATCGATTCCATTGTGCCATATGCGATAGAATTGAGGGAAAACAATACGAATCAGGGCGGTTGCCACTAGCACCGTCAGGAAGGTGAGCGTGAAGCTCAGCAGGGCGCGAATGGGGGCGTTCTTCATCATGCTTTGACCGATAGCGTTCATTGGATCGGCTTCGAGGGGATGGCCGAAGATGTAGGTCAACAGTACGCACAGCAGGAACAGCCCACCCATGATCTGAAGGGCTTTATTGCTCGACAGGGGCAGCAGCCGTTTGGGCGCTTCCGGCTCGGTGAACTCAGCGGGTACCTCCAGATTCAGTTCTTTGGCCAGCAGGCTCGCTTCCCGCGCGGCCATCTTTGCCCGACGATGGTATTCCTTCGCGCGGTCGGGGTCGGTACTGGTTTTGGCGATTTCGGCGTAGTCAGCGGCATCATCCATTTTGGTACGCCATTCCGCCGTTTTCTCCTGCCGGGCAATCTCAGCGGCCTTTTCTTTTTTCTCCGCAATGGCCCGCTGCCGCTCTTTGAGGGCATCCTGCACGGCGGTCAGTTCCGCTTCTTCGTCGGCTACTTCGCTGTTGAGCGCATCGGCCTGGCTAGGCTGTTGGGGTTCACTTTTGTGAACCGTAAAGGGGGTGTTGGGGTCGCTTTTGCGGGAAACCATGTCGGTTTTTTTTGATTGGTCCTTGTCGTCAGTTTTCATAAACAATCAGGTGGTTAGCGCATCCGAAAGACGCCTTTATAGGAGGAATTATCTGGAAACTCGTTGGGGCCACGCAACACGTCGGGGAATGCCTGCACGTAGAGCGGGTACTGGTCACGATTGGCTTGCAGGTAGGCACTCAGATCGTTGAGACTGGCCACCCTATCGGTATCGGCTTTGCGCTGAGCATCCATCAGCAGGGCCGCATCGACGGCCTTCTGGTTGTAGATGCCGTCGAAATCCGACAGAATACGGAGCCCACCACCGGTGGTCTGCTGCACATTCAGATGGTACAGGGCTTTGGCGTAGGCGGTGGTGGCTGCGGCCCGGCTCACGGCATCCATTAGCCGAATCTCGGTGGGCGTCAGTACCGATCCGGCTACCCGTTTTGCCTTCAGATCATCATACAGGGGCGAACCGATCAGGGGCTTTATGCTGGTCTGCTCGGCCCGGCGCAGGTAGCCCGACAGGGACAGAAACAGCCGGTAGGAGCCGTTCACCTGCGGCAGATACTCGGTCAATTCGGTGGCCGATGAGCAGAACAGTGCAGCCGTCAGCTGGTAGCTTTCCGAAGCCGTCCAGGTGGGGAACTTTGCCCGGTTGCGGAGTAGCCAGTGCAGGGCCGTTTCCAGCGCCACAGCCGCGTTCTCGTGGCTTTCCCGCAGTCGTTTGTCGTGTACTCCCATCCGGACGGGTTGCGTCTTGTCGGTGCCCTGCTCCTGCAAGCCATTATCACCATCGGTACCCAGCGAGTAAGGCAGGTACTTGACGTAGGCGTAGAAAGCCAGCGCCCGTTGCAGGTAGGCCAGTAGTTTGTACTGCTCCGCCGTCAACGTCGAGGGGTTGGCCAGTAGCCCGGCTTCCAACTCCTCGATGAGTTCCGACCCGAAGGCCGGTACCAAGAACGTATCCTGCGCCAACTGGATATACGGTTGGATAAAGTCGAGCGTGGTGGCCTTGTTGATCGCCCGGCCCAGGTAGCGTTTCAGTTCGTCAATCGTATTGAGGATCATTTCTCGTCGGATTTATCGGGTTTGGTCGCGGGGGCGTTGCCACTGCCGGTTTTCTTCTGGCTGCTGCCCGACTTTTCTTTGTCGAGGGTTTCGAGCAAAATGTTGTTGAAGCCGAAATACACGTCAGTCGGCAGACCCAATTCGGGTTTGATCTGCCGGTTCCAGTAGGATTCGATGGCCTGCCGGTCGCGCGGGGTGCGGTAGAACTGCTGATATTCAGCCGTGACGCGCAGTTCGGAGCCCGAACCACCCAATTGCTTGCCATCGGACACGCCCGCCAGGCCACTCAGGATGCCCGATGCGTTGGCAAACGCGTTGATGGCCATCTGGTAGACTTCGGTGTACTCCTTGCCCGTCAGCTGGGTTTTGATGTCCTCGAACTGGATGTAGGGCGTCATCTTGCCATCGCTGCCGATTGCGCATTCGTCGAAGATCACCCGGCGCTTACCTTCCTGATTGAACAGCAACTCATCGACCTCCTTGTAGAATTTTTCGCGGAACTTCTCCTGCGATTCGTCGGAGTCACCGCCGAATTTTTTGATAAACTCTTCGGCTACCCGGCAGATGCGGCTGGCGTTGTACTCGGTATCCAGGCCGTTGTTGTGGAAATCGGGGATGCGGTTGGCCAGCCGAATCCATTTAGCTGCGGCCCACCAGATAGCAAAGCCGTAGTAGAACTGACCCGACTGCTTGCGCTTGATTTGAAAGAGCGTATCGGGGGCATCCTTCGTGTCGGCCGTCAGCGTGGGGACAGCGACGACGCCTTTCGGGTTGCTCCAGTCAGGAGCCAGCAGCCAGGTATCGACAAAGCCTTTGGTGGCCACCACCGCCCGCACCGTCAGCGAGTCGCGCACCGACAGCACCAGCTTGCCGCCCTGCTCCGGATCACGGCTGTGATTCATGAAGGCATTACCGGTTTCGACCAAATACGTCAGCTGCGTATTGGTCAACTCCTGCATGTCGTTCAACTCGTTGAAGGCGTCAATCTTGGCGTCGGTGTACGGCTCCCGAATCAACTCTTTCCCGTCCATCCGGTGGCGAAACCAGCCACAACCCGACCCGAACAGGAAATCGGCGCGGGTCTGCACCAGGTTCATCACGTCGCCATTGGAGCGGTACAACTCGATCATCTCTTCGACGAGCTTGTTGTTAGTGCCCCAGGGGTAAATCTTGTAGGCTACGCCCTGCACGGTACGCTTGACGGTGCCTTTGGCTGAATTGCCGTCCTGATTGCCATCCGAAAAACTGACGGCTGCCGAGGGCTGGCTGCTGGTCATGAACGCGGCATTACCGACGCGGGTCTTAGTCATTAAAAGCGGTGGTCAATGGTCTGACCGTTGAAGGTGATGAGCAGGTTGATGTGCAGCTCGAACTTGTGCCCGGTGCCGTCGATCAGGTGCAGCTTGCCCGCCTGCCGATTCTCGAAGCGAATGCTGGCCAGGTCTTTCTTGGTGCCGGGATTCTCGCCCGCCCGCCGACGCACACCTTTTTTTTGGCCCCACTCGCCAGCCGCCTTGCGGTAGGTCAGGTCGAAAAACGGATCGTGGCCACTGGTGCCCGATGCGCGGTATTTGGCCAAAACCTGTGAGAGATAAATCATGCGAACTGCCCTGTTTTGCTAGCACAATGTTCGCTTTCACAGGGGCGCGGGGGTAGGACGCAACTAGTTGAGGGTCGATTTCCGGGGTTTTCCGGTCTGGTGGGGGGCGTCGGCGGTGGGCGTCAGATCGTTAGCCCGAAAAGTGGGCCTATTTTTTCCGGTTCACGCGCAGTTGATCGCCCACGCTATAGCGAAACTGGCGGTCGCCAAAACGTAAAAAATGAATATATGCCGACCACTGGGGGCGTACAAGAGTGCGCCGATCTGACGGAGCGCGCAGTAGCGAACCATCAAATCGGCGCGATCAAAACAGGAAATTATTGGCGACTTTCAGGGCTTACCGAATGGTGATGCCGCCGGTACGGATGCCGCTACTGGTCACGTATTGGCCGAACTTCTTGAATAAGAGATAATCAAAGCAGTCGGATAAGTGCGTTGCCCATTCCTGCGGCAACGTTTTGTCTTGTTCTGACTTCTTGATCTTCTCATAGGTTGTGCCATCGACGGGCGCAGCCTGAAGGCTAATGAGCAAGGCTTTACAGGCTGTCTCGTTGATGCGGATCGCAGGCAATCGCTTGTTCTGCTCTTGGAGCAATGCGTTGATCACTCGATAGCGAACACTGTATGCGGGATAGGCTGATTGAACGCAATCAATAACCGTCCATCCTTCTGTTTTAAGAACGGCCTTGATTAAATTGAAGTAGGTCTTGGTGCGACCAGGGTCTTTTTTATTGGCCCCATTATCACCGTAGACAGACATAACCTTCTTTTTGTGGCCCCTATACTTCGTACAGAAGTCTTTAGCCAGTTGCTCCACCAGGGTATCGGTCGAGGTCTTGACCCACATATTGTCAATAAAGCGGTACTCAGATCGGCCATCCTGACCCAGAATCAGGGAGGTAAATCCCGCGTTAAAATCCCAGCTGGAGTCGAGTGGTTTGTTCAGGTCGTAATCGATGCGATCCGATACATAGAGTCGCTTTTCCTCGTCATACTGGTAGCCAAAGCCTTCACTGTATACATGCCGCGCGGTATCCAGTGCATGATAAAAACCAGCGCCTATTTTGCTCAGGCGCTGATTCAGGATCTCCATATTGAACGTGAGCTCATCCCCACAGGATTCGCGTTGGTCCTCGATAAACGAGCCGGGTAAAAACTCCAGGTTATCGTAAGCAGTCGCCTGTTGAAAATAGTACTTCTCCGGCTTGGTCTTTTGCAGTTCCTCGGTTTGAAACACCCAGTTGCCCTGGGGCGTCCACGGCACCGACGTGAAATCAGCAATCAGCCAGTGTAAGGGATGGTTGTACCCCTTCCGACCGGGCCGCCCATCTTTGTACACGCCTTTGTTAGCGCGAACGGTGGGGCGCAGGGCCTTGTTGTAAAAGTCGGGTTTGATCGTCGCTGACTCATCGATGTACAGCTGATCGAGGTTGGCACCACGTATCGTTTCGGGCCGGTCGGCTGAGATGAACTGACAGGTGTAGCCATTAGCGAACACCAGGCAGTTGTCGTAGGTACGAACGGTGTTAAGGGCGGATTTCCAGTGTTCGGGCGGACGACGGTTGACTACGTAATGCCCGTAGCCTGTTTTGCTGTTGTACTCATACAGGCCGTGTTCTTCGAAGACCGCACTCGATTGGGAGAGAATGATGTCCTGCACCTGCCGGAAGGTCAAGCCAGCCAAACCAGCTTTAGCACGTGGCAACTGGAACGCTGACTCAGCCATTAGATGAATCAGGGTACGCGATTTGCCGCTACCACGACCACCCTGGAACGTGGGCCGAAAGCCGCCCTGGTAGGCTACGCCGTCCTTCATCACGTCGGCCCGGTTGCTGGTAACGGTCTGGTGGAACTGGAGCTGCTTGGGGTTAAGCCGAATGATCGCTTCCTTACTCACTGGCTTGGCCCTCCACCACCTCGTTAGGAGTAGTACCCCCAAAATTGTTAAGGGTGATATTGTTCTGCACGTATTTGGCGACGCGGGCGGGCATCAGTTCGTCAGCCGAGAGCGGAGCCGCACTATCGTTTAGCTTGCTGAGCCGGGCGATTTCTTTGGTAGCCGCAATGATGGCGTCGGCATTCTTATCCTTCACGGCAATGCTCATGGCCACGTACAGGGTTTCGATCAGCACCTTACGAGTGCCTTCGCGGTCGATGTCCTCCACCTTACCATAGAGCCGGGTCGAATCGGCCATCAGCTGATACGCCTGCGAGTAGCGCAGGTCGTACTCCTGCATCAGCATGGTCACCACTTGTTGCGGGGAGAATAGTTTACACCGCCAGGCAAAGCACTTTCGGTACTTCTCCAGGGTGGCGTGTTCCGACGGCTTGAGCGGCTTGCGGTGCAGCAGGTGATCGCGGAATTTGTCGAGTTTGTCAGCAGTTGGCTTTTCCTCCTGCTTGATGAGTTCACTGATCATACAAAAAAGCTAACATACAATGATGCATTGTGTCTCCTTTGAAGAGTAGGACCAATCATGTACATTTGAAACAGGTGTTCAACAAGTCAGATACAAATGGATTTTAATAGTATTCTAGCAATTCTAGCAATAATAGTAACTGCTATATTCGGTTGGCCAACTCTAGTTACAT